TGATAAGTGGCATAAAATATCGTGCATTATCCATTCTTTTAAAAACAATATTACCGCAATTTTCTGGAGTTTTAATATAGTACACACCAGAAAAAAGAGCATTATCATGCGTATGCAAATCAATATATGTGTTAGGCGGATTAATATTGATCCACGTATTGTAAAGTTGTACTGGAGGAAGCTGCAGTTGTGCACAAACTTCATCCATAGCTTCACAAATATTTTTCATTAGATTTTCATAATGAAATGGAGGTGAAATGATGTCACTACTTTGCCATCCATCCTCAGCCGGTTTTCTAACACCGTTACTATCTAATGCTTTTAACTCATATGCATACTTAGCAATATTATCATTTTCAATATCATCTAGTTCGGTATTGAAACAATCATTAGGAAATAGATTAAATCTAGCGAATTTATTTTTCACTTTCATCTTCCTTATCGGTTAAGATTGCATAATCATTTTCAATTGCATCTCTGATAATTTCATGTAAAACATCACCTGCCCATAATTGTAAATCAACATCCTCAACCGTTAAATCCTCATCCGGAGAAGATTCAATAAGAAAATTAAAGGTCGTTCTGCCATCGTCCGGACCATCAATACTAATTGCCCCATATTGAATTGTAGTTTCTGAATAAGGTCCTTCAAGGAATCTTACTTTCCAATGTTGATCACCATCATCACCAGGTATTAGTGAATAGGTTTTATTTTCACTATGCTTCATCTACCAATGCGTCCATGTCAATTTCTGATTTATAACCAATCGTATATGCTCTTTTAATATAATCTTTGAAGTCTGTTTTTTCAAAAACTGGATTCCAAAATTCAGATTCAAGTGTACCTGCTTCACGCGTTTTACCAGTCAGTACTTCTCCAGTTGATGGATCCATTGCTTCATACCAACCATTGCTAGGCTTTCGTGCATAACCACCAATCATAGCAACATCTAAAAGACCAGAGTATTTTTCAACCCCACCTTCCCAGGATACTGTAATAGGAATTTTAGATTTTTCTTTTACATACCGAGATTTTTCAACATTGATTACAAAATCATAACCCGTGACTTCTGTGCCCTTTTTGTTTTGTCTCCGACCTAGAATCCAAATTTGATCGGCAGAATAATAAATGCCAGTACCACCAGATACAATAGCCTTAGGGAACAATCCAATCTCTTGGTAGGTATGGTTAACTGCAAGTAATGGAATATCCTTCATGGCAAGATAAGGTGTTGTCATACGGAAAAGGCCTTTCAAAGCCTTTGCACGAGACATATCTGCCACTGATTTTTCATTAATCGCATCTTCCATTTCTTTCTTAGAAGCAAGATTACCAATAGAATCAATGACAATGATAACTTTGTCTTTACGATCCAAGCCTTCCAATTGACCAATAAGATCAAATTTAAGTTCTTCCACATTTGTAATTGGAGTATGTAATACACGAGATGTATCTACTTCAAATTGTTCAAAGTATGCTTGTGGAGAACCAAACTCTGAATCATAAAAAAGCATTACTGAATCTTTATATTTTTTCATATACGCACTTGCCATTAGTAGGGCAAATGATGTTTTAAAGTGTTTTGATGGGCCCGCCAGGACCGTAAGCCCTGGCGCTAAACCACCGTCAGTAGAACCAGATAGTGCTACGTTAACCATAGGCACATCAGTTGCAACCATGTCTTTTTCATTAAAAAATTTAGACTCAGAAAGAATTTCTGTAGCTTTTAATTTTGAATTCTTCTTGAGTTTGTCCATAATTGACATGTTAATCTTTTCTCCTTAAATCATATATTCGTTGTTCTTCAGGGCTAGTGGCATAAGTATTATATGCCATATCCGTCTCAAGTTGCTTAATTCTATTTTTCAATTGTTCAATTTCACTAGTTAACCGCATATTATTATATTCAGCATTGACACCAAGAACCTGTTCTTGTTTAAATTTTTCTTTTATCCAATCTTGAGTCTGTGGCATTGTTAGCTTCCTTTTCTGCTACTCTTTTACGCAAATCACTAGAACTAAACCTGTGTTCACGTTTATTAAAGTACAATTGAATACCGCGTTTACGGCATTCATCCTTACCGGTGAAGTCTTTATCTCTATATTCCTCACCTAGTATTCTAATATTGATAGGATACATATTCAATATATCTAATAGATCACTCTCAGTACAATATGGAATAATCTCATCAACAAAACTTACTGCTGATAATTGAGCATGTCTTTCAACCAATGTTTGTACTGGAGAGTTTTTTTCTGGTCTATCCATACTTGGGTCAACTTGAAGAGCACAAATAAGATGATCGCATTGTGCTTTTGCTTCTCTCAACATTGCAATGTGACCTGCATGTAAAAGATCAAATGTTGATGCAGTAAGAGCTACAATCATCAGTTTACTCCATAATATGATTTATACCATTCGACAAATTTTTCCACACCTAATTCAATAGGTGTTTCAGCCTTGTATCCTAAAGCCTGTAATTTTGTGGTATCAGACCATGTTGCATGAGTATCTGCAGGATGTTTTGGAACAAGATTTTTCTTTGCCGTACGACCAAGTTGTTTTTCAATGTTCTTTACAAAGTCCATAAGTTGGACTTGTTTCCCATTGCCAATATTATATATTTCTTTTGCAAAGGTATCTTTCAAACTTTTTTCTATAATAATACAAATTCCTTGGACAATATCATCGACATATGTAAAGTCACGAATCATGTCACCATAGTTAAATAGATCAATTTCCTTATCGGCAATAATCTTGCGAGTAAAATCAAAAAGTGCCATATCAGGACGACCCCACGGACCATAGACTGTAAAGAATCTAAGACCTACTGTTGTAGGAATAGTTGAGGCCATGAATTGGGATTCATTTGTTGCCTTGGTATAACCATAGGGATTTAATTGATATCCTAATTTTTCACTTTCATTCCATGGCAATAGATTACCAGCCATTACACAAGAAGTTGATGCATATACTACTTTTTTAACATCATTGGCCCAACAAGCTTCAATAAGATTATGAGTACCAACAATGTTATTTTGAATATAGTTATTTGGTTCAACCATAGAATGGCGAACCCCGGCATAGGCTGCTAGATGCATTACAATATCTGGTCTTTTATATTTAATCCAGTCATTCATAAATTCTGCATCTATTAGATCACCTTTCTCAACTACAATGCCACAATTATCAATCAGTTTTGATGCTCGTGCTTTTTTTAGTTGTGGGTCATAATAATCATTATAATTATCAAACCCAATAACATGATGTCCAGCGGCATGTAGTTTTTGTGCTAGATGAAAACCAATAAAACCTGCTAGGCCAGTAATTGCAATTTTAGCCATATATTTCTCCTTATGTGTATATTATAACACATACCTAATCAAATGTAAACAACATTCTGTTCTTTTTCACGGTCATCTAATTCATAGGCAGAACGATAGATATTATTTTCTTCGATGACAGCATTGAGTACTGTAAGTTGACCTTCGGCAAAATGTGCAAAGGCTTTTGTGTCTTTAGGGAAACACGCACCACCATATCCTTTACGGCCGTCCGGACCAGGCACTTGCATATGGCTATGACCAATTCTAGCATCAGAACCAATTGCATTAGCAACGACATTATATTTAGCATGATAATTATCACAAAGATCCTGAAACTGATTCATCCATAAAACCTTGGTAGCAAGGAATGAATTAATTCCATATTTCACAAATGATGCTTCTAGTGCAGTCATATGGAATGCATTACATGGTTTACATCGAGAGTGTTCTTTATAAATTTCTTCCAGTTTGGCGGTAGCACCTTTTTCACCACCAAATACATGCATCGGTGGATTAATAAAATCATCCAGTGCATTCTTTTCTGTAAGAAATTCTGGGTTATAAATTACCTGTGGATTAGATTCAGATAATTTTGCAACAACACTTGGAATGACAGTTGATTTAATTACAATCAAACCCGTAGTAATTGCAGTTAAATCATTTACGGTTTTTTCTACAATGGATGAGTTAATAGAACCATCTTTATCCATAGGTGTAGGGACACAAACAAATGCAACATCAACTCGTGTACCTCGTAGATCATTTAAGCTGTTGCCATAGAGTGCTGGATCAATAAGTGTTTGTTTCACCCACTGAGTTTGAAATCCATATTCAACGGCCTTACCAACATATCCGTGACCGATAATAGCAATATTTTTCATCTTGTTTCCTTATATACAATTTCTTTTGGACCAGAAGAAGTAAACTCCATGCGAGAAGCACTTCCCACATATACCTTACCATTCCAGTTCATATTGATTTTATTACCTGCAATTGCAACTACCAATTTGTTTCCTTTTCTATATTCCAGGATATAAGCAGTTTGTGTTTGATCAGTATCAGTGCAGGTGATACTACAATTATCATCATATTTTACTGGCATTTTTTACCTCACACAGTATATAGTAATGCATCAACTATAAAATTCATCAAATAGTTCGATTACTTTTTGAACATCGGTTTCATTAATTTCAAAGATTTTATGAGCTTTTCTGTTACCAGTTTCACTTACATCATCATAGCCAGATTCTTTAAGAATTAATACTAAAGCATCTGCAGATTCTTCTAAATTTACTCCTTTCGCATCCCAAATGGAAAAATTGACTTGTGTTACCTGATCTGATATTGCATCCACATAAAACCGCATTTCCATAGAATTTCTGGTCTGGCCTTGAATATAAGTGTTACCAGATTTAACAGAGAGAACATTAATTCGACCTTTTAATTTAGAATAATTTTCAATATACCATTGTGGTAATTCTTGAAAATTATCATATTGGCCATCCTTATAGTCTTTAAATAAAGTTGAAAAACGTGACATAATAAAACACTCCTTATAGTGACCTGATGCGCGATTATCTGATGGATTATTTGCTTCAATTAAAAATGTCTCTAGCAAAAATGACTGCCAATCCTTTTTATTTTCAAATAATTCTAAATTTCTTGCAATGATATAAAGATTATTGATATCATAACCCTTAGGTTTTACATGAGCTGAACCACGATTGTCATTACCTTTGCCAATATATAGCCACTCATTTGTTTCTGGGTTTTTATAACCGTAAACATATTGGCCTAGACTTGACCAAAAATCCTTATTACCAAATTCAGCCATGAATTATCTCCTACCGATTATAAACATAAACGTCGGCAGTAACTGCATACTTCATAGGGAGAAACATATCATATCTCCAACTGTTACCAAAATCTCTAAGTGAGTGTACTGCACGAGGTCCACGAGCCTGAAGTTTAATATAACGTTTTTTCACAGATGTTTTATTTGCTTCAGATATTTGTTTACGAAGGGTTTCAACTGTATCACCAACCGGTGATCCGTTTTCCATATTTACAGTGAATTTGTAATGTTTGGTGCGATTCATAATATATCTCCTCTTTTGATTTTATAATATATTATAAACCATTTTTAGGTAAAAGTAAAGTGTTTTTTTTAAATTATTTTAAATTTTTTACATATTTTTATAGACGTACTCGAGAGCTCTATCTGCTTCTTTATCGAGTGGTCTGTTTTTATACCAATTACCAGTTTCCATATCCAGTGCTTGACACAATTTTGCAATCTCATTGGCTGTAATTGGATATTTTTGTTTTACTGCATTACCGGCAATGGCAACCATTATTTGGTACATTTTGTGGTACCATCCGGTATTTGAAATGAGGCGGTATTCTGCTTCGAGTTTACGAGGGAAGAAGGGACAATCGCGATAGGACGACCACACCACATTAGTGTTATCCATTCCTCCTTTTCTGTGTTCGATGATTTGTTTTTGGAGTTCTTCCGGGAGTCTGTCGAAGAAGTTATTGAGGTTGGCTTTTTCGGCATAGGGATGTTTCCTCATAAGATCATCAGGGTTAATTGAACTCCCATCATGACTGAAAATAAAGTTGAAAGCGCCAGAATATTTTGCAGGGATATAGTACATGCGTGATAGGTCTTTAGTTTGAGCATCACCGAGCTCTCCAAGTTCTCTGTTAAGAGCAAACCAGAAGTGTCTAATTTCTTCTTGTCCAATTGATCTTCGCAAAGGGAACACCATTCTGAACTTAGGCGTATCCACTGTACTGCTTGCAGTGCTGTAACAAATGAACCTATAATTAGAAAAACGATCACATAAATCAGCATTCAAGTCTCCTGTTGTTTCATATTCATCTACATCAACACAACACCAACCGGACCATTCTATGACATTTGTGTTTGCCCTAGTGGTATCCGGTCGGTATGTCGCAGGAGATATAAGTACTGCATCTTTCTTATTAGCCTTAGGTTCTTCGGAAAGCTTATATAAGAATTTTTCAAACGAGTCGAAGTCGGATAACTCAAGTCGTTTATGTGTTTTATTGTCAAACAGACTATTAAATATTGTTAATTTGATCATAGGTATATTATAATACAAATCACTGGAAAAATAAACAGTTTTTTGTTTTTTCTTTGTATTTTATTATAGATTTATTTAGCGCAGATTCTAAACTAATACCGTATTGCTTTTTTGAAGTTACATTGTAACATGATTGTGCAATTTGTTTTCTTTCGGCTAATGTAAGATTAGAAAATTCCTTTACCTTATCTATAAAATCTGCTTTATTTTTATAGATGTGTACATATTTTTGGTATTCTGGTTCCAACATTTCTTTTGCAGGATGCCAATCCTTATAACCTTTCACAATGATAGGAACTCCTCGTGAAAGAGATTCCAATGAAGTAATGGTAAAGGTATCATATGATGCAAGTCCAACAAAGCAACAACTTGCGGTTTTGATTTTTTCCATAATATCTTTGTGATCTACATCCAAAAATATTTTTCGGTCTCCTTCACCATATTTTTCAAATGCTTTTTTCACATATGCATCTTTTAGTTTATCTTTTGCCATAAACCCAAGTGTAGTATATACCTCGGATTTTATTTCGGTTTCACTTAGCATATCGTGAATTAAAAATGTTTGTTTTTCCTTATGTGCCGCCGAAACGTGTCTCACAACACCATCGGATTCTTGTACATCTTCTAAGGAACTATATGATGAAAAAACAACTGAATCGGCATCAATATCATTTTTAAATGTCCAGCCTTTTCTTCTTCTTTCATAATATTTTTTAAATCTTTTTGAATGATAATCGGATACTGCAATAATATTATTGCATTCAATAAAACTACCTAATTCATTTGCACTTACAACATCTGTAAAGAAACCAGGTATTGCATGTGACATATAAACAACTGGAGAATCCATTTTTTGTAATTCACCATAAAGTTTTTTCTGAAAATATGCATTAGATAAAATCACATCTGGTTTAAATTTAATCATCCTAATTAGTATGTCTTTTAGGATTTCATTTTTATTTTTTTGTTTTCTTAAATATGATTTTATACCTTCATCTGGGACATGATCTTTAAAATAGTGAATGCCGGCTAGATGCTCATGCAAATTACCAAACGGTATATAAACTTCTACCGTATGGCCCATTTCTCTTAAAACATCAATTTGTTTTAGTAATGCCTCATCAACACCACTTACACGTTTTTCATATTGGAAAAAAGTGTGAAATGAGTAAGGTATAATAAAAACATTCATTCATCCATCCAACGGAGTAGTGAGTTACGATTTTTATCTAGTGCTGGATACCAAATTGATTTTGTGCGATCTGTAATATTATTCTGACCAATTGCAGCTGCAAAGTCTCTTACATCTTGTTGTGTTTTAAACCGCACAATAATTTTAATATCTTCTTTCTGTTGTTGTTCAAAAGCTGGCATGTCATCCCAATCATAAGGTGTTCTTTCATCCTCATCACCGGATAGGATAAAAAGATTATTTGATACATTATCTACATTGTTTTTATTAGTCGCCATAGTTTTCATCTCCTTCACCATCACCTTCGTCTGGCGAAATTTCTCCTAATTTCATTCCGTATTCATTAACACCACGTTTAATATTTAGACCTGATTTCTTTGTCGGTTTTTGAATAAAAACTGAATAGTCCACGTCATGATGCCAACGGCCCCATTTAAAGGCTAGTTTAACAACATCTGGGTGTTGTGATACCAATGAATCTGCAAATTCTTTACGATTATCAAAGCTAGATCCATCTCTGTGTCTACGGTCGCCAACTTGATCAATGTTGTAAACTTCTTCGGTATTACCACCTTTCATTGTCATTGTGGCCGCTTTACCGACTAGGAAGTTATTAAATAACATTGTGCAGTTATCACCATCTTTTAGAACACGTAGCGATAAATCTGTATCTTCATTATATCTACCACGCCAGCGGTACTGTAGTGAATTATCAATAAGAATACAAGAGTAGATTCTAGTGTTAGTGTAATATGGTGGCCGTTTTGTCATTGCAGGACAAAAGAATGCATAATTCATACCGGCAAGTCTTACATTTTCATATCTGTTAACAAAGTCCTCAATGATACGAAAACCAGAACCAGTATTCATTCTGATCTTTTTGTTTTGATGCAGTCTGTAAATGTGTCGCATGTTATCATCTAGAATCCAATGTCGATCGTGACCCTCTGATTTAGAATGTTCCCAAACAAAATTACGGACTGGAATTGACCCACCAATCAAACCAGTTTTTTCATCTGGTATTGCGTATAATGGATTATCACGAAAACCAGTTGGAAGTGTCAGAATTTTTTCCTTAGGGACATTTTCTGCATACTTATCATATTCTGATTCTTCAATTACAATTCTGTATGGCAGACCTAAGTCTTCCATGGTACGTTGTGTCATACGACTATCCCATCTACCCTTGGAAATAATATATATTGGATATTGTGGATAAAGCATAATATATTCTCCGATTCAATTTAGTATATTATATCACATTCTATTGTATTTGTAAAACACTTTTTAAAGCTGGTTCTGAATAATTTGGACCTTTCAAAACCTTACCATCTTCACGATAGATAGGTTTACCATCCTCACCCAATTTTGACATATTGGATCTTTGGACTTCTGCAAAACATTTATCCAAGTCAACACCAAAAGCATGTCCAGCACCATATGTCACATAAAGAATATCTGCAAGTGCATCTGCCACACCTACGATATCTTTTTGTTCACATGCATCCCAAAATTCATTTAATTCTTCGCCAATCAATTCAATACGAAGTGCAACTGTATCAGCATCTGGAAATTCAGGTTTAGTTTTGACCTCCTGGCCAAATGTTTCCATAAATGTTCCAACGTCCTTAAAATTAGTCATTAGTGATTTCTCTTTCCATCAAATACACAAACAAAATAACATCCACGTGGTCCAGCATGAACACGATGGAACCAACCATCTTGAATTAGAATAACATCTCCACTTTTTACTGAAGTGTCATGATGCTGACCATTTGTATCAATTAGTTCCATTTTACCAGAACCCTTTATAAAATAATATACTTCCTCTTGGCCAGGATGTGCGTGACCTCGAGTACTCATTTTAGGTTTTAGATCTGTACTACTTAGTACCAAATTATTGAGTAGTTTATTGTCCTTTAGCAAATAGGTTTCATTATCCTTTACAACCTCTCCGCCAACATCATTGATATTTAATTTCACGAGAAAAAATCCTCCAAGGTTTGTTGTTCTTCTGTCGACCATCCAATGGCATCCAGAATAAGTCTAAGGGGGTCCACAAAAGTTTTTTCAAATTGTAGATCATAATCTATATAGCGGTTTAATTTGAACTCTTCTGGCAATTGATCAGGAAATGCAATAACGTTTTCCTTGATTGTATTTGGTAATTTTAAATAAGTAAAGAATATTCTTGATCCATTTACTATAGGTTCATACTTCTTGGTGAGTTTAGAGTCCTTAAGTTGCTTATTGTAGAGCAAGGAGCCACGCACGTGAATTGGTGAACCTTTTTTGTATATAAGTTTCCTATCGTGCCAGTCAGTAATATTCGAGACAGAACGCGGAAACGCAACTTGTTCCGGCGAAAGATTTTTGAATTCGTTTTTGAAATTTTGTATAAATTTTTGCGTATCTGCTTCACTGCCAGATATGATGACATTAAAAATGTCTTTGAATTTATCACGACACACTTCTGGCGTAGAGCTTTTGATGGCTTCAATTCCCATGATCTTAAGTTTTGGTTCATCATACTGTACACCCTCACTGTTATGAACATTCAAAATATATCTTTTCTTTGCAGTCCAGATTCCACGATCTGCAATTACTTCACGTGACATTTCCATTCTTGGTTTATAACAACTCATTTTTTGGTAAAAATCATCATACGCTTTTGTAAGAGCAGGTTCAAAGTGTTCCTTACAAATTTTATCAAGAAATTTAACTGGATCCTTTGGGTTCAATTGTTTTATCATAGGACCAAAGTTAACATAAAGTGAATCTGTATCAATTGCAATGACATAATCTTTTTCGGTTTTCATTACCTTATTCATTGCTTCATTCATTGCGCGTTCTGCCCATTGGATAACGAGCTGACCAGTAGTGGTTACTGCCTCTGCCACACGGATATCAAAATATCTGAAGTGTTGATTACCTAGAGCACCATACAAAGAGTTCATCAAAATTTTAATGGCCATTTGTTGGTTATGCAATCTGTTAATTTCTTTTTCTAGATCATATGTTTTACCCTTTTGGTATGCCTGTTCTGCAGCAAGCATCATATTTTTAACACTACGGCGTTCATCATAATAATCTGTAATAATTGTTGGGACAACACCATCAAAATCCTTACGGTATGTAGAGCCATTTGCAGCAACCGTAACATTTTTTTGTCTAACGACAGGGTGTAATGGATCAGATTCAGAACCATAATAATTAAGAAAATGGTCAATACCACCATGAACTTGATCGTTAGGATTTTTAAGCAAAGTTTCTGGCGACATATTCCACTGGACAATAATATTAGGATATAGTGAATTCAAATCAAAAGACACAACCCAATCATGCATACCAACGGCCACATCCTTAACGTAACCACCAACAAATTCAGTTTTAGATTTATGACCTAATTCAATGTGTGGCACTTCTTTTTTGGACATCAGTTTACGATAAATGATGGATTCCCATATTGCAACAGTACCAAATACATCTTGATAATTTACACCACCCTTATATGCCACGGTCATGGCAAGAGTGATAAGACCCATCTTATCCTCAAGGCGATCAACCAATTGTACATCTTTCATATTATAGTCGATGTATTTTTGGAAATTATCTTTATACAGATTTTTAAGAGAACCAGATTCCTCAAATGAAAGTTTTTTATCACCAAGGACAACATATGCAATATGATTGAGACGATATGATTCTTGTGTACCATATGCATATCCAAATTTTTGAAATAATTCCAAATAATCTAGGATTTGTACACCACGTAGTTCAAATGTTGTTTCTTGTTTATTTCTTTTGATAACCTTACGGTGTTCAATTAAACCCCAAGGAGAGAACTTTTTCATTTGTTCTAGTCCTAGGATTTTTGCAGTACGGTTTACAAGATACGGAATATCAAAGAACCTGACATTCCAACCGGTAATAACATCTGGGCATTTTTCCTGGGATGAATAGAAATCTAGAAATTTAAGTAGCAGATCTGGTTCATCACGACATTGGATATATCGTACCGGTTTGATAAGTGCGGCCTCTACATCATAGTTACCATAACCCCAGACCCAATAAATGCCATCGATATTATTTTTTAAAGTGATTGCAAGGATTTTTTGATCTGCAATATCAGGATGTGGAAATCCATCTTCATATTCTGTTTCAATGTCAATAGTAGAAACGTTGATTTTATCACGATCAAATTCTATGTCACGTGGAAACTTTTCTCGCACATATTGGTGTAAATAATTTGTTGTACCATAAATCTTAAATCCACCAACATCATTATATTGATCCAGCCAGTTACGAGCTTCTCTCATATTTTCAAATGAGACAGAGCCAATCTGAGCACCATCTAGACCACGCCATCCAGTTTCCGTTTTTGACGGAACAAAAAATGTTGGTGAAAAATTTTCTTTTTTAATTACTCTATTGCCGGAGTTATCATAACCACGGTAGAGCATGCTGTTGCCATATCTGGCAACCGAAGTATAAAACGACATTCAATCTCCTAATCACAAGTATATTATAAACAATTTAGGAGCGTTTGTAAAGTGTTTTTTATACAGGAATCTCACTTAATGTAATATTACGCATTCTTTGAACTAGTCGTTCTGCTCTATTTGTGACCTGGCGATACCAACGAGAATCAACCATCTCATCTGCTGCCGCTTCCCAATCACGAGCATCAACACCACGCTTCATTCCCTTAAACTGAGACAAGCGAGGTCTGCCCATATTAAACATCATATTTGCTATAATGAGTTGGGCCTCGCCCGGCAGATCATCGAAGTCCTCGTATAATTGTCTACAGTCATCGATAACAATTTCAACGTCTTTATCGAAACACTCGTTGACTCTGTCCTCGCTGACAGCTGTGCCGACTGGTTCTCCAGACTCTGGATCGTCATCCCTAACCAAATGGCCAATGCCAAAAGTAGGAAGGCCGAGGTGATCAAGATAAATTTCATATTTTACTCCCTCGTCAGCCGCAATTTCTTCTCTTAGTTGTTCTAAATTCATGTGTTTTCCTTTATAAATGAATCTGGTAAATCACGTAGTGGCATTTCACAATCACATTGTGTGCACACATCATTTACACATTCTTTGCAATCAGTAGTAAGACAATGACATCTGTGTCCACATTTTTTACAATGTCTTTCTGATCCTTGCATTAAAACCTCCGTAAAAAAGGAGCAAGCTACCCTGCTCCTTTTATATATTACCTTAGTTTTTTCCACTCATCGTCAGTGTACGGCCACATTAGCAATACCTATCAAATCTATTGATATCAGCATTAATCTGACGTTCAATTTCTGCAATAGACTCTGCTGTGCAACCTGCTTTTTTAAATAGGAATTTCCAAATAGAAGTCATTATTTCCATCCCTGTACAGTCTGTCGATTTAATTCAGCGGTTAAGCTTTCGACAGTGTGTCCTGGATACTCGTGTAACAACTTCTCTGCAATCATGCGATTTGCTTCGATTTGTCTTGAGATCATAATGGCTGCGCCAATACGTCCAAAGATTCCGAAAATTCCCTCTAAAAAATTAAGACCGAGAGAAAAGCCCTTTACTGCCAGTGTTGTCATTAGTTTTCCCCTTATGACTATTAATTGAGATCATTTGGGGACGCTTCTCTTCGGGAAGGATTACCTCCAGTCCAACGGACAATATTCCATCCTTTAGTTCTGCTCCAACGACTTCCGTATATTCGGAAAGCCGAAATGACTTTTTGAATTTACGAGCTGAAATACCCTTATGAATATACTTCTCTTGTTCTCTTCGCTTTTCACGAGATCCCTCGATAGTAAGAATATGGTCTTTCACTTCGATTGTAATATCACCTTCGCCGAATCCAGCGACTGCTAGCTCAATAACGTATTGCATGTCTTCTTCTTTTACCACATTATGTGGCGGATAAGAATCTTGTGAAGACCTGTTTACGTTCTCAAGTTCATTGAAAATGTGATCGAATCCAAGAAATACATTTCTTGGGAATGCAAATGTTCCAGTCATGTTTACCTCCTATGACTAGCAAGGTTAAATTGAGATCCGCACCTGCGGCATCTCTAATCTATATAATAACTTTTTTTAGACTTTAAACCCCATAAACAATAAATTTTTTATGGTATCATAAGTTTCCAAAAATTCAATTTGCAGATTTACTCTGCACTGATCTGTATCATTATTCACATTATGTGGTCTACATACGTCTAATAATATCACATCAGTTGTATTACCATCCTCTGTTTGACAGGGAGGATAATTTTCTACTGGCCATATAGGATGAATAATAGCACATTTTCTAATATTAGAGCTATCATCATCCTTATGCCAACCAATTTCAAAGCCAGGTTCAGAAAGCATAATGCCTGTTCTACTAAATCCTTTATAAGGATAGTCTGCTAACCAAGCTCTTTCTCTACCACCACTTTTATCAGTTCTTATTTTATATTGTTCCATTGTCCATGCATACATCTCATCCATCTCTTCTTGAGATAAGAATGATTCTATTTTAGTATATGCACTCATTTATTTCCAATATTATATTTTGGACATAGTTCCCAATTATTCTTTTCCTTAAAAGGAATAATTTTAATCTGTCTCATTGGAGCAAGAGGTTCAACTTGAGCAGTGTTATCAATACTAATCAATCCCCAATCACTCATTAACTGCGCAATAGTATTTCTACGTGCAATATCATTTTCTTCAAGGTTAGACTTTTTTCCGTCCAACAAAAACAACTCCTTGAAATGAACGATAAAATATCTACCTTGCTTATGTAATATATGGCAAGATTGAAATAATTTATTATCCTTACGAGATGCAACACCAATACGCGTCAAAGTTTCACGAACCTTTAAAAAGTCATCTGGTTCGTTTAGTGAAATTTCCAACATAGATGCTGGAGTCCATTCAACAATTTTATTTTCTTCCACCTTTAAACACCTTCTTTTTTATCATTGTTATTTGTTCAGGTGTGAGAAGGGTCAAGGCTTGGCGGGCTTTTTCATTGCTGTAGCCATAATATTCCTTAACAACTTCCACGTCACTTACGGTTTCGGGTTTCATCCATTTAGAAAACCTTTTCCGCTTTCGAATTATATTTATAAGAAAGTCAAATTGTAGCCGATTATCCAAATGATGATTACGGTTCATTTCATTTGCAAAGAGAACTGTATCATTAAAATATGATAAACCTCTATTAATCATAAATGAACTGTAACCTTTTTCTGCAATATCATCAACCATAATATCCTTTTTGGTATCATTTATTGCATTAAGATATTCAAATGGATTCATTTTTTATCCTCTCTGTACGTATCGAAGAAAAGAATATACTAAAATGCCAACCATAATAACACTGCCAAGATTATTCGTAATAAAGGCAGTAATCAAACCAAGCATGAAAGTTAGAAGAAGAGAGGTCATATCTCTTTTTAAATCTAAATCTGATACTTCAAAGTGAGGGTCACTTCTAAGCCATTTTTTTATTGCCATTGTTCTACACCACCAACATAGTTATCATAATCAAGTTCTTCTTCTAGATTATCTTTAGTGAAATCTGTGGTGTCAACTTTATTAAGATGAGTTTTATTCCAATAAAGTTGAGGTACAGTTTTATGCCCACGTGTTTTCAAAAATTCCTTGGCGCAGTTTTGTTCCTTAATGTTAATGACTTCAAATTTATAACCCCATTCATTGAGTTTCATTTTCATCATATCACAAAATTCACAATTTGGTTGAGTATAAAGTTGTAACCTAATTGAAACTGACATTTGCCATTACCTCGGTTAAACATGCAACCACATTTAGTTCATGATCTGCAACAAAAGCATTTTTATATTGATAATCTGCCAGAATTAGAACTAATTGTGGTATTGATTGTGGTGCAATTTTATCAGACATACGATCATATATTGCCCTAAAAATAGCAGATGCATCGGTATCAATATTATTGACAACCCATGAACGCATTTTTTTGAAGTCCTTATTCTTTAGATGATCAAAAAGGTTGTCATAATTTTTATCTGATAAATTATTAAGAATACCACTATCAATACTATTCGAGCCAATACTATATCTTTGCAATTCATTTAAAACCCTTCTCCAATCTGGAGCAAATTTCATAATTAAATCTGCAAGGATTTTTTTATCACATTCGACATTTTCTTTTTCTAGTATTGTAGACACACGTTGCATAAAATTACCTGCAAGTTGTGCCATATCTTTTTTACTTGTATTGAATTCATAGACACCACAACGAGAATGAAGTGGTTCAATGATACGATTTTTAAAATTACAAGTTAGAATAAACCTACAGTTATTTGCAAATTCTTCAATGAATCCGCGGAGAGCAGGTTGGAAGGATTGTGGATTTAGATAATCTGCCTCATCAAGAATCACTACCTTATAACCACCTTGTAGTGAAACTGTTGATGCAAATTGTTTAATCTTGGTTCTAAGAGTATCAATATTACCTTCCTCGGATCCATTGATAATAATATAGTCAAGATCAAGTTCATTACACAGTGCACGTGCAACTGTAGTCTTTCCAAGACCAGCTGTACCGGTGAACAACATATTAGGAAGTTCACCGGTTTCTACTGCCTTTTGGAAAGTTTGTTTTAAACCATCTGGTAAAATGGTATCTGCAATGGTACGTGGCCGATATTTTTCGACCCACAAAAAGTCATTTGACATTCACTGTTCCTCATAATAAAATATAATTATATCACACAATTATGCAAATGTAAATATTATTCTTCCATTGCTTTTTCTTGTTGAATATTTTCTACCACTTGGATAATTTGTACTGCATCATCTCGCAGTTTACCAAGTGTCGACATTTCTTCACCCTTTACAGCACCACGTTGTGACATTGCATCAATGACAGCAACTGATGATCTTGCTACTTGGTTTGAAAGTGTCAAGAGGTGATCGTATTTATCTGGTTCAGACATTTATTATACTCCGTACGAAGATGTTTTTTCAAGTGCAATCCAATATTTCAGATTGGATTCTTTATGCTTAAAGCATGAGATAAGTTTTGATGAAATTTCAACATCATAATCACCAGGCAAAATTTTCAAATTACCGATTCCAATGATAAAGTTGAATTTTACTCCATCTGGGAAATCACCGTCAATATCGATCGAAAATGCATTTGACGTTGAGTTACCATTATCAACTACTGATAGGTTAATAACACCATCATTACCAGTAATTAACAATTCATCATGACCAAGGGTTGAGGCCGCTCTTTTAATCTTGTTAAGCGTGTCATTGGTTAAAAGAAAATTAACCTCTGTTTCTGGCATGTTAATATCTTTTTGCGGTGTTGTAAGTGTCTCCTCAGGCGAGAAAAAATATTTTACTTTTGATCTGCCAGTTGAATCTGATACTGTTACATATTCATCACTAAATTTAAGTCTAGGTTGATCAACCAATCCTAAAACACCAATAAATTCGTTAAGGTCATAGATACCAATGTCCTGAGGAAACTCCTCACTCACTACTGCAGTAGCAAGAACATTTCTGGCCTCAGAAATTGTTTTAACTGTATTGCCTTGTCGGATCATCACATTCTGGTTAATACCAGAAAAGTTTTTTAGTACGTCTAGAGTATTTTCACTAAGTTCCATATTATTCTCCAAAAAATAAGATAGTTATATTATAATACAAGTTCGTTAACTTGTAAACCCCTTTTTATCTTGCTAAAGTTCTTTTCCTTAACAAATTCAATTTTATTATTAAATTTCCCATCCAGAATTTCACCTTTATGAGAGATGACAAAAACATTGGTATCATCACTAAGTGTATATAGTATCTTTAATAGATTTTCTACACCGTCATGATCCAAGGAAGAGTCAAATGTTTCATCTAAAATAAGCAAATTTGTTGCAACGGAGTTTTTCATTTTGGCTACTTGTCTCCAAGTAAAGAGAAGAGCCAAATCAATTCTTTGTTTTTCACCTTCACTAAAAGAATCGTATGTAAATTCATCCCTATGACGTGAACGAATTACTTCCTGAAATGATTCATCCAAATGAAAATGGACAAAGAAATCCAACACTTGCAAATATTGGTTTACAAGTTTATTCATCACTGGTAAATACTGTTTAATGATTTTAGTTTTAATACCAGTATCTTTTAACATTTCTACTATGACAAAATTATAACTATATTCTTCAGATAGTTTAAGTTTATTTTCTAACTGATCACTTCTGTCATCTTCATATTTTGTTAGATCGGAACGAGCCTCAGTTAGATCCGTACCAATCTTTTTTTCTATATGTGTCCGATAATCAGATATGGTTTCTTGCAGTTTTGAAATCTCTTTGGAATTGGAAGTGAGTTTATGTACCCGATCTCGAAGCGTTGAAAGTATGCTAGTCTGTTCACTAATCTCCGATTCCACTCCTTGGCCTTCCGTTCCGATTTCTTTAATCTCTGCCTTCCACCGATCCCTATCTGTTTGTGTCGATAGTAAAATCTCAGATTTATGGCCGTCTGAAATGGTTTGGTCGCACACGGGACACGATTCATTCTCCTCGAAAAAGGTGATCCGCTTCTCGAGGTCGCGGATAGTCGATTGCCTATCCTGACCTCTGAGGAGTAAACTCTGTTTCCTATCCGATAGCAGTTGCATCCTTTGTTCGGCTTCTGATACAGATTCATCGAGTCCGAGGCTAAGCTCACTATTCTCAGCCTGTAGTTCATCGATGATACCCTGCGATGCTTGTATCCTAGATTCATAGTCTTTTCGATTCTCTTCAGTTAGTGCTGCGATATCGCGAATATACTTCTTTTGAGATTCAATTTTAGTTTTCACAATATCTATGTTATAGTCTATCTGTTTGAGTTTATCTTTTAACTGTACATTTCGTTCCTTTAGGATTACATTCATTTTTGAAAAAACATTAATATCAAGTAAATCTTCAATGACATCTCTACGATGCCCACCTGGTAGTTGCATAAAAGGTATAAATGAGGAACTACCGAGTACAATTACCTGATGAAATGATTTATGATTTAATTTTAAAATATTTTGTTCTAATATTTTTTGGTATTCCTTGGAGTGCGATGATTGATTAATCATCGTATCATTTTTCCAAATTTCAAAAATGCCTGGTTTAATTCCACGACATACCTTAAATTGATTACCACCAATGGTAAATTCAACTTCAACCAAACAACCTTTATTATTAATAGAATTTATTAGTTGATATTTGTTAATATTTCTATGTGCCTTACCAAATAAGCCAAATGATAAAGCATCTAGCATGGTGGATTTACCAGCACCATTTTGACCAACAACAAGTGTTGATTTATTTTTATTTAAGTCAATTTCGGTAAAATTATTTCCAGATGATAGGAAATTTTTATACCTAAGAGTTTTAAAAATAATCATGCAAATTCTAGAGCCTGTGCTTCTGTCATGAGTTCACGTACCTGAATCTTAATTTTGTCTTTATTCAAATCCGTATCGACTGCTTCAATATATGAGTCAATAATTTCTTGGGTATCGTCAAAATTAATCTTCTCATCTTCAATATTTTCACCCAAAAACTCTTGGAAATTTTCCGCAATTTTAAGTTCATGGATATTTTGGTTTTGAATTCTATCAATAAACCTATCAAATGTAAATGTGTCAGATTTATTTACAACTACTACTTTAACTAATTTACCATCCAGTTCGGTAACATTATAGTTATTATAATCCATTTTTTCATCATTGTAAACAATTTTTTGAAATAAAGTATGTGGATTACGAATCTTTTCTACTTCGCGAGTCTCGGTATCAATAACGTGAAAATATTTTGGATCATGTGCATCTGACCAAAAGAATTCCATTTGACTACCAAGGTACCAAATATTATCCTGTCGTGATGCACAATGGAAATGTCCAGTAAGAACCAATTCAAATTTCTTAAATACATCTGCAGACATACCGTGTGTATTTTTCACACCGCGCATCATTTCAAATCCATTTAATTCCAAATGACCACCGAGCCAATCTGCCTTACACTCTTTGATAAAGTTCATCGATGATTCATAGTTCTCTGAGTTAATCCATGGCAGTAATGCCATTTTCAGTGAACCATATTCCATTACACGAGGTTCCATTACAATGTGGATCTCGTTCATAAAATGCCCAAGACATTCTTTTAATGAATTTAGATTATTTGTGTTTTTATAATATGTGTCGTGATTACCTGGAATAATATCCATTTTCATACCACGATCCCGTAAAGGTTTTAGAAAGTGTTTACGATTATGATTTAATGCTTTAAAGTTAACGAATTTTCTATGGTCGTAATAATCGCCGAGGTGTAAAATTTGCTCAATCTTGTTTTCTTCACAGTAAGGAAAAAAGACTTCTGCATAAAATTTTGCCGAGTTGTCGAGAAAGATTTCGGCAGAGTTACGTATACCACAATGCGTGTCATTTAATACTGCTATTTTCATCTGGGGCTTTTCTCAATATAACATAGGTGTCGTGGATAATCCATTCTAATGAATCACCAACATTCCAACCTGTTTTTTCCATAATCTCTTCAGGGATATTAATTACTAAATTCCCATCTTCTTCTTTTACCTCACTCTTATAGAGTGCAACTGTCATTCCATAAACTCCGTTAGGTCTGAGTCAACTGAACGAGATTTTCGTTTTTGTTTTTCTTCTCTTGCAAATTCTTTAATTTCACCATCAACATTCCGTACTTTTTCAATACGGCCTTTTAATGTATCAATAAATGCTCCAACCACTTGTTGGGACATATCATCGCCGTGTTCATTGACCATAAAGCTTTCGATGCCAGATTTTGTTAAGTATTTAAGTTTAATATCTTGTTGCTTCTTCTCTTTTGCAATACGCCGTAAAAATGCGTACCAAGTAATTTGAGTAAAATAAGCAAAAGCATTTGGTTTACCTGTTCTTGTGGCAGTTTCGATATTATAGTTTTCGATTGCTTTCAAACAATTTTCAACTCCATCCATAACCATCTCTTCGCGATATGTATAGCGAATAAAATTGGATTTGTGAGACAAACCCTCAGCGATTCGTAAGAAACAGCTGGCAATATAGTCAGGTACAATGGGTAGTTGAATTTTAGTTTTCTTAGCTTCTTGTACAATAGTAACATAATCTACTACTGCCTGAGAGAACTCGGCGTTATTCACATAATGAATACTTTGTCTTTTTTGTCGAGCCATATCATCTCCTTTAATTATGTTTAATTATATACAATAATTACGCTTGTGTAAACATAAAAATTTTGATATAAAATCAAAAAATAGTTGTTTACATTTCTTCTAGATGTGATATAATAAATTAAGATATTTTTGGAGGATGGGAATCTTAAGATTCATCTAATGTTTTATATTGCCATTCATCTGTATGGCCAACAGACCACTTAGGTTCCGTTTCCACTCTATAATTTTGTGTGCACACTTTGAAATCTGGTTGTTTTAGATTTTCTGGTGTGAGACTTGCGTCTCTCCAAATAACTCTATTATTTGGTTGTGCAGCAAATTGTCCGTTATCCAATTGAATAATATTAAATGATTTATGCTCCGGATCGTGCTCACTAAAATTTATATCTATTGTAGATTTATCTGGATGTGCATTGTCAATTGTAAAAAGGTATTCACCGGAATGCATTTGTTTATCTTTACCAAAAAACTCACATTTACTTAGGAGTGGTTTTTCAATTACTGTTAGGTTATAATCAAAACAATCCCAAAGCTGCAGCACATCTAGAGGAAGGTCACCGTGAGGTCTTTTCCAAACGAAGGCCGACAAAGGAAGTTTATCATAGAGCGCGCCGTATTCTGTAAGTAATGTTTCAAAATATAATGCCTTATATTGTGTAGATTTAACAGAAATCCAAATGCCGGGAGTATATTCACCATGCCCTTTTTCTAAATCATAAAGATATTCTTTCCTTACCAATACACTTTGTGGTGGTAAAGGATGTATCAAAAAACTCAATGCAAAGTACCCTTCGGTTTAAACTGAATCACATTAACATTATCAATATCTGAATCATCTTGTAATTCATTAAATTTTTCTTTTAGAAATTCATCCATTTCTTCTTCAGATAATTCTTTTAATTTTTGCTGAATTTCTTGAAATGTAAGACCAATATTTTTAATTCTATTATATTTATCTACATCTGCTAATGCTGCAGCGTAATGTAACATTATGGTTTCAGATGGAGTTGCTTCACCAACAATGTGAATTGAATTTAATGCCATCATGTCAGTTGTATCATCAATAAATGACATCCATGGTTTTAATGTGTAATACCTTATATTTTCCTCATGATCATCTTTAACAACGATTTTCATAGCGCGACGAACGATTACGTCTGCAGTAGAATCTTCATCACCAGTAGCTACCAATTCACAAATCATTTCATCGCCATTGGTAAGTTTAAATTGTTTAAACTCACCTTTCATGATTTAATACCAAGTTCTACTGTTTTATATTCAAATTGTTCTTTTTGGTACATTTTTAATCTTTCGAAAGAGTGTAATAACGAATAATTTTTTCTACCTTGCCAACTAATATCATCCGATATATCATAGAGTGTAGTAGCACTACCGTCGTCTGATTTTCTTAAACCTCTACCAATACTTTGTAATACACGAATTTGAGATTTACTTGGAGAAGCAAAGATAATATTATGTAGGTTCTTAATATTTATCCCAGTACTAAACGTACCTAGTGAAGCCACAATGATTGCGCTTTTGCTTTTTTCCACAATTCCTCGTATTGCTTCGCGGTCGGAGGTAGCAACATCACCAGAAACAAAAAATACTTTACGATCTTCATCTGCAGCATCCTCAATTAAATTGAATAATGGTTTACCATGTTTTTCCACATAGTTATATAGGATCAAAGTATTTCCTTTTAGATCTAAGGCCAAATTGCGAATGAATTTATTTCTGTGCTCATTGGATACAATGAAGTCGATCTCATCCTGATATGTTCTTTTACCAAATTCCTTACGTACCGTTTCTGCATATTTAAGTACGACTCTTTTAATCTCGAGCTGGGCGAGAGTATCGTTATCCTGTAATGACTTTGTTGTGGTAACGCGATATATTTTACCGAATAAACCTTGGAGTACGAGTTCATGTGTTTGGGCTCCATCTAATGTTCCTGTTGTGCCAAAACGATATTCTGCTTCAGATGCCTTATTCATAATTGACATTAAAGACTTTGATTTAAAGCCATGACACTCATCTCCAATTACCATACCAAAATTATGAAACCATTGTTTTGGTAATTTGTAAATGGATTGCCAAGTAGATATTACAATTCTTTTATGTGTATTTTTATCTTTACCAGAATAGATTTTATGGACTTCATTTTCAACATCATAGCCATAATCCTTAAAATCTCCATACATTTGTTCTACCAGACCAGTAGTTGGTACAATAACCAAAACCATTTTATTATAGTTTTCCAAGTACCAACGAGTAAGTGCATAAATGATGAGAGATTTACCAGAGCCTGTTGGTGATAATAAGATACCACGTTTGCGATGAATACCAGTTGATACAGCATCAAACTGATAATCGCGTATGGTGTACGGCATATTAAGCGACTGAATAAAATTATATAATTCTTTTACATTAACCTGATTATAATTATCTGGTTTACCATATGCAGTTTCATCTACTATTACTTCATATTCTCTTTGTTCGGCAAACTGTAATAAATGTTCATAAAGACCGGCCGGTAATTCTCCGCTCATAATTGAAAATAAACGAATTTTACCATCCCATAATCTATTTCTGTACATAGGCATAAATTTATAACCAGGAACATAAAATGAAAAGAATTCATTTAATTCCTGGGCAGTACCACTTTCACACTGTATTCTTAGATTAGCGTGGTTTAGTTTTGCTACTTTAAGTATTTCCATTTTAGCCTATGGTTACCATGTCTTTACGCAATAAATGTGTTTTTTAGTTTCCGGCCTCAAACTGCTTCCATTTTATAATATTTGAAATGGTTTGGTGCCTCCAATTGATATTATTGATTATATTTGTTAGTGTATCTATAACATTATTATAATATTGAATTTTTTCCTCGGATCTTTGGATTTCAGGGTCGCTATCGTAATAGTAGTCCATTTCTCCCTTAAGGATTTTTAATCCATTGAATGGATCCGGATTCCAACCTTTTTCAATAATCTCATCATGTGGCATTTTACCATTATACCAAAGCCATTTTTCTTTTAATAGAACTTTTTGTTGAAACTCAGCACGTTTCAATTGAAGCTTATATGTTGATAAAAGCTCTAGATATTTTGCATGTAAGATTGGTTGTTCTCGAGAAGATTTATCAAGTTCATTACCATTTATTTCACAATCTTTTGCCCACATATCGTGGATGGATTTCAAATCAATCATCATATAACTCCAAACATAATTATATATTATATCACAAAATGCAGTAAAAGTAAACTAAAATTAGTTACTCTAAAAAGTAATTGTGCCATCATTAGTAAATGTATAAACTCTATAATCTCCATCAGTTGTTACTGCACCACCACCTGTAACAGTAGCAACTGAAGTAGCAGCCGGAACACGAAGAATAATAACACCGGAACCACCATGTGCATCGGTATTAGTTCCGCCGCCACCGCCGCCTCCACCGGTATTAGCTGTGCCTGCTCCGGCACCTTGGTTCGTGGAGTTAGCACCATTGCCTCCGCCACCTAGTCCTCCAGATGCACCGCCAGCATTATAAGAACCACCGCCACCGCCACCAGCGTAATATGTGGTTGTACCTGAAATATCGTATGCAAGTCCGACTCCACCTGCTGTTGGACTACTACTCACATTGGCACCTGCAGCTCCTGCACCACCGCCACCACCAGCAGGTGAGTTTGCTAATCTTGCACCTGCACCACCCGTGTTACCTTGTCCTGCAGTACCTGCACCACCAACAACAGCTCCTCCGCCAGTTGCAGCATTAGCACCACCACCGCCACCAGAACCACCATCGCCGCCAGCCCATCCAGTATTACTTGCGACACCAGCAGAACCACCGCCGCCTCCCGTGGTAACTAGATTTAATCCTAGTCCTACAACACTAGAATTTCCACCTTGCCGCCCCGCCAAAGTAAACAGACCATCATCTTGTTTTGCTAAACCGCCAGCACCAACCGTAATTGTATATGTTGAACCTTTATAAAATTCCTTTGCTGTACCATTTGGAGTTTTCGGAGTCTCGGATCCATAATAAAGAAGACCACCTGCACCACCACCACCTCCACCGGATCCACCACCTCCTCCTGCGACAACCAAAATTTCAGCAATAGGATTGATAGTTGTGGTGGTTATTGATCTCCAATAACTTCCTTCACCCACATAAATTGTGTTTGTTGAACGTGAAAATACCAGATCACCTGAATCGCCAGAAAGTGTTGCATCAGGCAATAGACCATCTGAATCAATAAAGGTTATTGAAGTTCCATCTCCGCCACCTTCACCAGATGTGGTACCTAAATTTCCAGCAATTGTACGAGACTTACTCATTTCTATTCCTTATGCGTATGGTGAATCACCAAGTACATCTGCATCCCATGCAGCTTTGAGTTCTGCAATAGTGGTTGCAGCACCAATGGCAGCAGCACTTGGTGCATCACGAAGAGCGGCTTTCTTTGCAATTGCCGCAGCTTTTGCAGTCGCATCATCGTCTTCGATAGCACGCATTACAGCTACATCTTCTGCTTCTAACAGAGGTTTACGAATCTCACGAATCTTATCTTTGAATAATACTTTTGCAGCATCCAGATCTTCACTGATTACATCACCAGACAAAGACCAAGCATCACGGAAATGACGATCAGATGGTACAGTTACTGCACTTGCATCAGCCTGATTTCCATCCTTGTCAACGATATAAGTAGTTGCCATTTTAATCTCCTAAGCAGCTTCTTTATTATTTATATTAGGATCTATCTTCCAAGCATTTCGCCACTCTCTTGTTTGTGGTAGTTGCTCTTTTGTACAGATGACCATCTTTGGTTTATTACCTTCATTCCATGTACGCCAGATATGGTTAGGAATGTCTTTCATAATCAAATACTCAATTGCCTCTTCTTCACTCATAGGAGGCATTGGTTCTGTTTCATGTAACAGATAACCACGAGTGTGTTTCTTAAATCCTGGCATTGCTTCATCTCTTGCAAGTTCATGATATACCCATACTGGTGGAAGAATACCACCATTCATTGCACATGCCATCCAATTTGGATCAGGCACTAGTACGCTTGCTGGTTCATCAACGTTATGCTCAAACACAACACGATAGTCTGATTGGTATGGCTCAAGATTTTCTTTTGCCCAACATAGTCTGTCAAATAATTTTAGTTCTTTTAACTGCATAATTTATCCTGCCAATTTATATCTAAGTATTAAAACGCCACCAGTTGCCGCGGCATGCTGTCCCCCACCTGGACCACCCATGCCGTACCCAGCTGAATCGTGACCTGTACCAGCACTACCCGAAGTACCATTTACTGTTCTTGCTCCGCCACCACCAGCAGAATAATATGTTAATGTACTAGTAAAGTTATCTTGTAAACCAGCGCCGCCATTTCCACCTAAGCGATATGCGCCACCCCCGCCAGCCCCACCGGCACCACCACCGCCGCCACCGGCACCATTAACTCCAGTGGATCCATCAGCACCACCAGAATTACCTTGAGCACCGCTGACTAATGGTGCATATGGTGATGATGCAGTACCATCACTTCCAGCATTACCGCCTGATGAACCACCTGCCGCACCTCTAGCTTCAACGTATGGGCTTGACCCAGTCCGCGCGCCGCCGCCTCCACCGCCATATGCAGTAAGACTTACAGCGCCACCACTTAAAGTAGTATTACCGCCATTCCAATTGGAAGACATAGCATCATTTCCAGCTCCTACACCATTATAAGCTCCAGCGGCTCCAATTGAATACGTATAAGTTCCTGCTGTAAGTGCGGCTGATCCTTTTAAGAAGCCACCAGCACCTCCACCTCCACCACCATTAGATCCACCGCCGCCTCCAGCGCCGATCATTAAATACTCGGCGCTGTCAATATCTTGAGTTACAGTAAATGTACTACTGCTATCAAACAAATGATAACGCCATGTTTCAGTACCATTTACTGTAATGAGATCGCCTGCTGCTTCTACTCCTGATGCAATGAAGGTAAATGCAAGTGCTGCAGTAGTGGTTGTACTAATCACATGAGTACCGTCAGTTGCAGTTGCTCTAAACTGAAATGTTCCAGCACGATCTATATTTGTAGTTGGTTTAATAGTAAATCTACCGTTATCACTATCAATAATAGTAAAACTACTATCTAATTGCTGAGGCGCAGCCGGAGATAATTCATAATTATATTCTATAGGAAATCCTTCTTTATCAGCCGCGGCCGCGACTTCAATAACTTGTTGAGATCCATTTAATACTAAACCAGTTGATGCAGCTAATGGTGTGTCCCAAGTTAGCGTCTCATTAGGGCCTGAATAAACTCTGTCCCACTCAGAACCATCCCAATTAAACAATGCTTTTTTATCTAGCGTAAATGCAAGATCACCCGCCGTATTTCCAGAGGTTGGTAATGCTGCAGCATTTGCATATGATGTTGCGCCACCGCCACCTGATGCATTGTCAAGACTAGTGGACTTCACATCACCAGTATTGGTAATCAGATTTGCGAGTAATCGAGTTTTACTGGTCATTATGCGAGGTCTCCATGCCAAATAATACATGCCATATCTTGATCAAAAAAGTTTTCGTTTGTACTATTTGTAAACAATGTTCTAGTTCTATGTGAACCTGTTGCCCAAATATAACCTTTTATAGTATAAGCTGTAGCATCATTATAATCATTATCATCAGTACCAAATGAATACATGTATCTAGCATCTAGCCAAGATGAAGTAAAATTAGCAGTAAAATCTCCTGGCCCATTATCTGTCGATGAACTTAAATTAAAACTTTTATGCATGGTCGTAAGATCTTGATCGTGGTGTTGATATGCCTTCGCACTACCATGCACAACATACTGCGTACCGACAGTACCTTCTGAACTGTGTTGAATCTGATCTGCTACTATTTTACCGTATGCCATCTTTACAATCCTGAAATTTTATAGACAATCAAGTCTAATGATTTACCATGAGTTGTCCCCACTGCACCATCAGACCAAGAATATGTCCAACCACTAGGATACCCTACTGGAGTACCGCTAATCGTTCTTGATCCACTGTGCACCCAACCTTGTATTCTATAATTTGCTGTCGTATCGTCTACTTTATAAAGCAAGTGAAAAGATTCAGTGTGACCATTTTCAGAACCCATTCTAGCAGTAACGCCAACAATATCTGTCGTTCCGTTCTTTGCTACTCCATACATTGTCCAAAGATCTCCACCCGCCAATTGTCTATACATCATATGTAATATGTAAATTCCAGTTTCATCGTGAGTCCAATAATTATTGGTAGTGTCAATTGTCATTTTATTAGGAGTTGAAAACTGTCTGTAAATTGGAATAGTAA